TCCTGAATTCATTCAACCTTACATCAACCAATATCGAAAAGAACACATCAAGAAAATCGAAAAGATGCTTGAACAAAGAGAAAAGAAAGAGGAGTAAAATATGAATCTAAACTTAAACGACGTAATCGCTACATTTATCACGGCACTCATCGGGATTCTAGTCACTTACATCAAGAACATGATTGTTGAGCGTACTCAACTATTGAAGACGAAAACGACTGAACAACAATGGTTGACAATCCTGACAATCGCAAAAACAGTAGTGGCAGGGGTTGAGCAAGTCGCATCAATCAATGGAATCCGTGGTGAAGAAAAAATGAAAGAGGCGTTGAACGTGTTTGACGGCTTACTAAAAGAAAGCGGATTGGAATTGAACGATGAGAACAAACGTTCGATTCTTGAAAGTATCGTAAAAAATATGAACGATGCTAAAAATGAAATCAAATAGCAATGACTTACGAAACACCAAATAATCAATAATAATCAACGGGGGAACTTTCCCGAGTTCCCCTCATGATTTTAAAAAAGGGGGTAGAGTATGGATAAAATCATTAAAAAGCATTTAACAATATCACCAGTAAACAGAATCGTTGAACGGCTAGATATTGAAGTATATAGCAAGGATAAAGGCACGCCCGTATTCAAATTCACAGCGGATGAGTTGACGGCTCAGAAAGTCATTTTCTTGTTTTATTTCAAAGATACAAAGCGATATAAAACGGTAGAAGCTACAATCGAGGGAAACAATATTACAGTTCCTTTTGATAGTTCACTAATCACTACTGATGAACAGGTAGTAGGTTACGTGTACTTTGAAAAGGTTGAGAAATCAACAGACGTTTATTCATTCACTTTTAATGTAAGAGTGAGCGCTATTGATAGAGCACAGGAAACGCCGTTAATCGAACGAAAAACAGGTCGCATCATAGATATTGATAACATCGTAACCAAACAAGAACTTGACGAGCTTTTCAACAAAATCAAGGCGCAGGGCGGAACGTATGATGACAGCAATTTACGTGCCGAGTTAAACAATAAAGCAGACCATAGCGAAATTGAACGAATTTCGGGGAAAATTGAGGCTTTAGAGCAAAAGACGGATAAAGACACTATCTATGACGATGAGCCTTTAAAACGCCGTCTATTGACTTTAGAAAGCAAGCCTGAAATTGATGCAAGTTCACTCATTACAAAACAAGAGTTATCTAGTAAGGGATATTTAACAGCACATCAACCACTTACGGAATACGCAAAGAAATCTGAATTACCTCAACCGTACAACGATACGGAATTAAAAAATCGTGTGGCGCAATTAGAAAACAAGCCTAATATTGATACAAGCGCACTTGTAACTAAACAAGAACTTGAAAATAAAGGTTATTTAACGCATCACCAATCATTAACAGAATACGCAAAGAAATCTGAATTGCCTCAACCATACAATGACACGGAACTAAAAAGCCGTGTTTCTAGGTTAGAAAGCAAACCCGAGATTGATACTAGCAACTTTGCTACAAAACAAGAATTGCAAAACATCAAATTGACACCCGGACAAAAAGGGGATAAAGGAGATGACGGGGTAGGAATACCTCAAAAATTAAGTATTTCAGGAAACGTTGTTACATTGTCAGACGGTGGGGGCAGTATCACGCTACCAGCAACAGCGTCAGCTACAAGTGGCAATACTGGTCAAGTCAACGAGTACGAAATTCACGGGACTGGTTTTCCTAACGGAAAAGTAACAGCGCCCGTAGGCACAACATACGTTGATACGAATGTAACGAGCGGTGCTTTAAAATGGATAAAACGACGAGGAAATGACAATCAAGGTTGGGAAATCCTGATAGGGGATACTGGTTGGAGAAATCTGAACATCGTTTCAAAACTAGGTAGCTCATATTTAAAGGTACGGCGCAAGAACGATACAGTAACTTATCAATTCGGGGGGCTTTCTTGGGGTTGGTTCGGGATTGTCCGCCGTGGCGGTGCAGGGTACACTATCCAGCCGTCTGACCGTGAAAGAAATGTGTTCATTCTAGGTTTAGGGGGCATTCCCGTTGGTTTTCGTTCTGAATCGTCCTTAATCGGCGGTATTTACAACGATAAGGGCACGCCTTATGGAACATGGTATATAGGAGGCGTAGGCGATAGCAATATGTTACGTTTCCAATTCACTGACCCCGTGCCAACGGATAGAGATATCGGTGATATTCGTGTAAGTTCTATTTCTTACCTCACGAGTGAGCCGTGGCCTACAACATTACCGTAACTAATAACAAAATAAAAAGAAAAGAGGAACAAAAAATGGTTGAAATTATTAACAAAGATATCTTTAAAGGAATTGCAGGGGTACGTCCAACTGAAGCGCCAAAATACTTCATTCTTCACAACGATGCAGGAAGCATGAGTGCAAAAGATTACATTGGCTGGTTGCAATCACGTTATGACAACGGACAATCAGAATTGGGATTCGCTCATTATTACATTGACCGCAATGCTATTGTGAGAGTAGAAAATACTTACAATGGCTCATGGTCAACAGCTAACTATGAAGGGAATATGAATTCGATTGGATATGAAGTTTGTCAACAATTCTCAACGAATGACGTTGACTTCAGGGAAAATGAAGAAATGTGTCTACGTCAAATGGCGGAAGATATGAAGTACTATGGTGTTGAACCTAATTATGACACAATCAAACTTCACAATGAATTTAGCGCTACAAGCTGTCCTGCTCGTACACTTGAATTACACGGTAACTCAAATAACAGCGTTCGTGATTTTATTATCCGCAGAATCAAGCACTATATAAGTCTAGGAAACACGGTTCAAGAAATGATTGATGCAGAAATTCAAAAGCCTGAAGGTTGGGTTAAGGACGAAAAAGGCTGGTGGTATCGCCGTAAAGACGGCACATACCCTGTTGATATCAACGAAATGATTGGGAATGAATGGTTCCAATTCGATAAAGACGGCTATGCTTTAATCAATAAATGGTATTTTGACGGCACGTTCTACTACTACCACGATGCACGAGGCGCATCTATCCGTTCACGTTGGGCACAAATTGATGGTAAGTGGTACTATTTCAATCTTTCAGGGGAAATGCAAACTGGTTGGGTCAAATACAAAGACCACTGGTTCTATTGCGATGCTAAGAACGGCGATATGAAGAGTGACCAATACATCAAACACGGTGAAGGTTGGTATTATGTGAAGCCGAATGGTGAAGTTGCAACGCAAGAAGCGTTCAAAATTGAGCCTGACGGATTGATTACAGTGAAGAAATAATTGCACTCAAGGGGAAGAAAGTTGAATAAATTTTCTTCTTCTTTTTTGTTGCAATATAACACTAAAAGGGTTATAATTAAATCAAGGTTAAGGGATAACCAAAAAAACAAAACGAAAAGAGGAAACAAAAATGACAATGACAAAAAAACCAAAATCAATCAAATTACAAAAGAGAGAACGTGTGTTGGATATCGTGAATATTGTATCTGAACTTGCTATTGATAATAGAGGGGTATTATACGATTACGCTGATAAATTATCAGACAAATCAAAAAGAAGAGTTTGTATTCTTGCTAAATTGAGCGGTGAAATTCAAGCGCTTGAAAAATACATCGATGATATCGGCGTTGAAATTGTTTATGAAAGAGCACAAAAGATTCTTGATGAAGCGAATCTAATCGCAACACGACTAATTGAAGAGGTGGATTCTATTGAAAAATAACAAAGACAAAGAATTCATTGAAACAGCAGAAACAAACGCAACTATCATCTTTGAATTGGTTTATATGCAACCAATAAGCGGAAAGGTGGTTCAGAATCCAGCATTGGAACGTAAGCGGAAAAGTTGGAATAAACAAATGGAAGAGGTGAGATACACACTAATCAGATACTTGACGGATATCAAACAAGGGAAAGGAACAAATGACCATTACAGATTCATCAAAGAATCGAATCAGAAAATCAAGGACTACTTGAAATTTTTAGGAACATTGAAAGGAAAATGAGAATGAGAATTTTTGGACTTTGGGACAAAGAATCCAACAGAGAGCCTTTGAAAGGGCGTGAACTAGAATCCATGCTGAAGGAATACACACACGCTGAGGAACGCTTGCTATACGCTATCCAGCAATATACAAGGGTTTCAAAGGCTACAAAGTGCACAGCGTTCAAAGCTGAGTTGCATCATTGGTTGAGTGCATCGGCACGCTCACTAGCCCACTTAACAAAAGTGAGATTGCAACTTGAGAGAGGTGAAATACCAACATACACGCCTGAACTCACACTAATTCAGGCGCAAGCTGACCTGAAATATATTGAAGAATACATGAAGAAAAATTTTCTTGAAAAAATTTAAGGATATGTGTTGACTTATAACATTTAAAGGGTTATAATAGTATTAAGGTTAGACGATAGCCAAATTTAAAAAATAAACCATGCTCACGGCTTTTTGAATCATAAAGGTATAAATACCCTAAAACAAGTTTGAAAAGCCGTGGCGGTAGGTAAAATCTAAAAATACAAACAATAAGAGAGGTAAACAAAATGAATGACTTAAAAGAGTTGATTAAAGAAATAAAGGAACATGCTGAACGTATCACTGAAAAAAGTGAATCATCTATGTATTTTTCAAGGTATGCTGAAATGGATATGGACGTACAAAGAAGCATACTAGCAATCAAAGAGGCTCAAAAACTCATCGGAATGGTAGAAGTGTTGGAAGTAGTCGTTGATTCGTTGAGTTTTGGAAAGTATGAAGCGGTAAAAAGAGAACTATTGGAACAGTTACAAGTGTTAAGAAAAGCAATCTAAAAAAAAGAAGGAACAACAAAATGAAAATCACTAAAAAACTTGCAAAAGAAATCTTTGAAGGAAACTTTGAAAATCTACCACTTGAAGAATTAAAGAATCCCCGTGTTACAAAAAACTATTTCAACAGCGTGAGCGACTTTGAAAAAGAGTACTCTAAGCCTGAATACTTGAGTTCAAAAGACTTTGAAGGCGTGACGTACTTGAAAATCATTCACACTCAAAGAAGTGAATATCACGGTAAGAAATCTAGTAAATATCATGTAATGACGGACGTTTTGCACGTATGGAATCATCATGGTGAGTGGTACGCTACAATCGCTAGAGAAAACTCAGGCTACTATGACAAAAACGTTGAAATTCAAATGAACGATAAAACATACATGAAAGCAATCGCACGGATTCTGAAATCTCAAAAAGAAATTTTAAAACCTAACACAAAAATAATTGCATTATAACACAAAGAGTGTTATAATGTAATAGAAGAGTTGAGGAAGGAGGAAGAATGAAAAAATCGGAAACTCATGATGCTATCCCCCGAAAATGCACAATCAGACAGAAAGTGGTCAATGCGGTTGGAATCAAGTCACCTTCACAAATGATGATGCAAAAGTACGAGATAATCGGAAAAGCAATTCAAGAAGGAATCAAAGCAGGACTGAGTGACACTAGACTGCTTTCTGATTATGCATTTAACAAGAAAGTAAAAGAAAAAATTGAGGGGGTTAGTAAATGAACGTATTGCAAAAAGTAAGATTGGAAAAAGGTTACAGCAAATATAGACTTGCTAAGGAACTGAATATCCCTTACACGACTTATTCAAAATATGAACGTGGACTGATTGTCCCACGTCCAAAACGTGCAAAAGAAATCGCACAAAAATTAGGGTTCAAGTGGACTGAATTCTATGACTAAAGATGAAAGGGGCAAAAGCATGAGCCGTGTTGAAAGACGAATGAAAAGAACAGTTCCATTCAAGAAATTCTTAAAATGGTATCTTAGATTCTTGTTTCAATTATTCAAAGATGCACTACTTGCATTTAGTATGGTTTGGTTGTTTTACTTCCTTATGCAATTTTGCCTATAAAAAAAGCCCCACCGCCAAAACGGTGAAGCTGATTAGTTAGAAGGTAAAAAAACAACAAAAAGGAAAACCTATAAGGATAATAACACAGAAAGAAGGAAAAATCAATGGAAAACGCTACAAAGAAAATTATCGAGAAATTAGAAGAAAACATGAAAGAAGTCAACATGCTTGTTGGATTCGTTGAAATCATGGAAAAGAACGAGGTTGGATTGAAAGAATTCAAAGAGTTGTTGAAGTGGTTTATCATGGTTTATGAAATCACTGACAATGATGAAGACTTGAAAGACGTCTTTGACAGAATGAAAAAAACAAAAAAACTTCTTGAAACGGTCAATGCAATCGCACTGTTTGCTGAATCTGAGGTGGAATAATGACAGAAAAGAAATTGACGATTCACGAAAAGTTACGTGAAATCCAAAAGGAATTGAAAGTGCCGAAAAGCCAATTCAATTCTTATGGTAAGTATGCGTATAGGAATGCGGAAGATATCATTGAGTCGGTCAAGCCGTTGAATTACAAGCACGGATTGTTCCTGATTATGACTGATGAAGTGAGAATGTTAGGGAATCGCTTTTACATTGTCGCAAAAGTGACTTTGACGGACGGGACTGAATCCATAACGGTTGAAGGAATCGCCCGTGAGGAAGAAACGAAAAAGGGCATGGACGGCTCACAAATAACGGGGGCATCTAGTTCATACGCTAGAAAATATGCGTTGAATGGATTGTACAGCATTGATGATAGTCGTACAAGTGACCAAACGAATGAGCATGAAGCTAAACCACCTAAAAAAGGCGGTCAACTCACTCAGGCGCAATTGAATCAGGAATTGACAAAAGCAATGAACGAATACATGAGCAAGTTGCAATCATACGGATACAATCGTGATTGGTTTAATGCTCAGGTAGAACAACAGTTCCAAACAAATATTGGAAACATTGACACGAATCAAATTTTTGAATTCGCAAAATATATAGTAGGCATGGTTGAATATCAGAATCAACAGAATCCACAGCAAGTGAATCAGAATCAAAATCAACAACAGAAAGAGGTTAAAGCATGGTAAAAAATGAAATGAAAGTTGCACAGCCAGTATCTGAGCAAGAATATCAACTTACACAATTATTAGAACACGTAACAATTGAGCAGTGTGAAGACGGGAAGTTGCGAATCGCAAACTTCCCTACAATCAAGGACACTCTTCAAGCAATGACGGAAGACCTCAGTTCAAACATTGTACTGACTACTGAAGAATCCACGGTTGACACAGCACGAAAAGCAAAGAAGACTTTGAACACGTTCATTGATGACGTGAAGAAGTCTGAAGATGAAGTTCAAACACAAATCAAGCCCCTTCTAGCTCAAACAAAAGACTTGAAGAAGCTAGCCAAAAATGCGGTTGATAAAATTGATGAAGGAATCCGTGAAGTGTATGACTTATGGATTGATGATGCAATCACTGTTCATAGCCGTGTTTGCTCATTCGATGTAACAAAAGACATGTTGAATCCTGATGCGTTCAAACGTAAGATGACCAAAAAATCATTTTATGAAACGGTTGAAATGGAATGTATAAGACTTGAAAACGAATACGCCAAAGAAGAAGAAAAGCGCAAAGCTGTAATCTCATATTGTGAAAAATCAGGCGTGCCGTATGAAGCCGTTATTCATCTAGTCCCTACCACGGAACTTGCTCAAATCTTTGAAACGGTTGACGGGATTCAAAAACGTAACAAGGAACGTGAACAGGCTGAAGCTGAATTCAGACAAATGAAAGAAGCTGAGATTCAGGAAGAACGAAAAGAGATTGAAGAAATCCAGCATCAGACGTTCAAACACGTTCCAATCATGAAAGACCGTTGGAAGATTGAATTGATTATGGACGATAATGAACGTGCATTATTCAAAGCCTTCTTGACGGAACACAAAATTCAAATTGCAAATCAGGAATATCTTGGGACGGTTGAAGTGTAATCATGAATCATGAGTACAGAGGGGAATTAGTTCAAGTTCAAGGGAAAATGGTCACCTTTGAACTTGACCGCCCCCTTGACCTTCCAAGCTACATGAGAAACGACAATGGAACGTATGACTTTTCTGTTCAAGTCCTAGACAGCAGGGGAATCACCCCTGACCAATTGAAATATACTTATTGCTTGTTGCATGATATCGTTGAATATACGGGTTATCAACTTGAAGAAGTGAAAGACTTCCTGAAGACTGAATATTGCATTGAGTACAAGAAACCAAAGGAAACATTTTCCCTTGCTTACAATCAGACTAGCTTATATGATGCACGGGAATTCATAACATTCGTGATTGAGTGGTGCTTCAAAAACGAAATACCGTTCCAGCATCATGAATTCTATATTGGCAATGAGAATACAAGGATTCTGTTCTTGTATCTTAAATATAGACGTTGTTTCATTAGTGGCGAAAAAGGTGAAATCTGTCACGTTGAACCCGTGGGCATGGGGCGGAATCGGAACAAGATTGACCATTCAAAGCATCATCTTATGTGCTTATCTCATTTTTACCATATGGAACAACACACGATTGGACTGACTGAATTCATGAAGAAATATCACGTTGTTCCAATCAAGTTGAACAAGCGACAATTGAAAGAAATCGGGATTCGTGGGAACTATGATTGAGGCGGAAAGTTTTTCAACTTTTCGTCTTTTTCTTGCATCATATCTGTTGACCTATAACCCTTTAAGTGCTATAATGATATTGAGGTTAAGAGATAACCAAAAAAGAAAGAAGGTAAACAGTATGAAATACAACAACAAAATGAATGAAATGATTATCGGAATCGGGGAAAGCACATTGAAACTAATGCAACAAACAAGCTACACTTCCCCTGAGAAATATCATTTCAACGATGAAAGAGATGCTGAATTCAGACGTGAGCACTATCAATTCAAAAGAGAAATGAAAAAATTGCAAATTGCAATCAACATGATGAAGAATGAAGATGAATTGCATGAAGAAGAATCAATTGCAATCATCATGAACGCATCATCACTCATGAACAGATACATGAAAACACTTGATAAATTATTTTTATAAAATCGGTGAAAAGTGTTGAAATGTAACCCTGAGAGTGTTATAATCTAAGTAAGGTATAAAACAACAAAGAAAGAGGGGAATCAAATGAATTTAACAGGAACAGCAAGATTGTTTCACGATGACTTGAAAGGATTCGTGGAAGAACTTGAAATGGAACAGAATCCTGAACACGTTGAGTTGCTCAGATTCGCAAAAGGTCAGTTCAAGAAGATGCAAGAACTGATTCAAAAGCATGAAGGGAAACTAAGTGCTGACTATACCTTGAAAAAGTTTGGGCACAAAATATGGTTGGATACCGTAAAAGAAAAGCACAAACACGGATTGGACTTGCATCTAACCACCCTCACTAAGGAAGGGGTGTTGCTACTTGGCTAGACCACGGAAAGAAGGCTTGGACTACTTTCCATTAGACGTTGGATTCATTGAGGATATAAAGGTGAGAAAGCTATTGAGAAAGTATGATGCAAGGTCAATAGCTGTACTCATCTATCTGTTATCCTTCATCTATCGTGATAAAGGATACTATATGGACGTTGATGAAAATATCTATTTCATCATTGCTGACACGTTGAAGATTGATGAATCTGAGGTTGCAAGCATCGTTCAATATCTGATTGAAATTGACTTCTTCAACAAGAACATGTTTGAGTTGTACGGAATCCTGACAAGCAAAAGCATACAAGTGAGGTACATCAAAGCTACAGAAAGAAGAATGTTTTCAGATATTGAAGAAAGATTCAGATTATTCGATATGAATGACGTGAGGAAAACTTACTGAGTTATCCACAAAATTTTGTGGATATGTGGATAACTTGGTTAAATTGTGGATAAGTAGTTAATGTATACAGAAACTCAGTTAATGTATACAGAAACCCCGTTGAACGGGATAAATGTTGCAATAACCCTAGTTAATGTAACAATAATCGAGTTAATGTATACAGAAACTCAGTTAATGTATACATAAATCCCTAAAGTAAAGTAAAGTAAAGAATAGTAAAGTAGAGTAAAGAACTTAATTCAACACTTAATTAAATTAAAATAAAAAAAGGGCGTGAAAAATCTCAAAAATATTTTTTGAAAAGTTCAGGATATTAGTTGAAGTGTAACCCTTAATGTGTTATAATGAAATCAAGGTTGAGAGATAACCTAGAGAAGGGGAATGAAAAATGACAAAAGGAATCAGATACAACTTTGACAAAGATGAACTTCAACTAATCATCAAGAAGCTGGAAGTGTATGAAGAGTATGAAACGGGAAAGAATCAAAGATTGGCAGATTATTTCAAACACTTTAAAGAGTTACTCACTAAATACTCTAAACAAAAAGATTTTGGAAAAATCCAATTTAATACGCTTGATACATGGAAAAGAACGATTGATTGTTTTGCTAGAAACAATGATGAACTAAAAATGAAAATTAAAGCACTCTAGGCACGTTTTGAATCATCAAGGTATAAATACACCAAAAAGAGATTAAAAAGCCGTGGTGGTAGGTAGAATCGAAAAATACAAGCAACAGAAAGGGGAATCGAATTTGAGATTCACAGAAAGGCAAGAAAGGTTATACAGATTTTTGAAAATTGGACGGCTGAACGCTCAGACGGCTCAAGAAATCGAAAAAGGAACGGGAATCAAGTATCGTACTGTTTATGACGTTGTAAAGCAGTTACGGAAGAAAGGAATCCCGATAGTGTCTGAACGTCATGAAATCCCTCAAGGATATTACATTGCTGAACTTGAATCAGATATACGAATGAATCGTATGCGGATTGAATCAGAAATCAGGGAATTGCAAAAGACATGGAATTATCTTGATAAACTTGATAGACCATGGATTGTGACAATTGAGAAAAGCCGTCATGAAAAATCATTCGTGCATATTGAATCTGATTGTTACGTTGAAAAGATTCGCACTTATACAAACAAGAATCGTGCAGGCTACAAACTGAATGATGAAGTCAAAGTGGTTGTAACTGACCAAACAAGCGGATTCGATTATGAGGTTTATAGAAATGAACACCTTGTGCGTGTTGGATATGAAGGTAAGCCGTTCAGTTTTGCGGTTGAAAAATTATTAAAAGAAATCGAAGAAAAAGAGGTATAAAACATGAATAAAATCACATTGCTAGGAAGACTAACAAAAGACGTTGAATTGAAGATGATTGGTGATAGACCACTTGCGGAATTTTCACTTGCGGTCAACCGTAAATATAAAAATGCTCAAGGTGAGCGTGAAACTGACTTCTTCAATTGCAAACTCTGGGGAAAGACAGCGGAAACGTTGCAACAACACACGATGAAAGGGCAACAACTTCTTGTTTCAGGGCGTGTTGAGAATCGAACTTTTGTGAATCAAGAAGGACAAAACGTGAAGTTCACTGAAGTCATCGTGGAAGAATTTGACTTTGTGGAAAAAAGCCCTAATCAAAACAACGGATTCAGTCAAGGCGGATTCAACCAAAATCAAGGCGGATACAATCAGGGCGGATTCAATAACAATCAAGGATTCAACACGGTGAACGCAAACGGAAACGCATCAGGATACTTCCAAAATCAAAACCAAAACGGATTCAATCAGAATCAAGGATTCAACAACTTCAACGGATTCAAGACAGGCGCTACAAATCCGAATAACGGATTCAATCAAAATCAAGGATTCAACGTGAATGAAGATGACCTTCCATTCTAGGATTCAGGAAGACGGAAAGAGGGGGGTGGAAGGAATGAGATTCACTTTGAACGGTGGAACGATTGACTATGATGTGAAAATGCAAGTGGATACTAAGTTCAGTTTTGATGCTAACAATCGTGATGAAAGCATCATCGAATTGAAGAAACTCTTAAATGAAATGGTTGAGGGCTTACGTGACCACTTGGAATTGGAAGGAACTGAAAAACGATGAGAAAATACGTGAAACGAATTGATGACTTTGAAGAATTAGAAGAATACACAATTGCTAGAATTGATTATAGCTTATATAAAAAAGTTATAATTGAGAGAGATTATAAGCGTAATTGCTGGAAGGTATCGATGTTTTGCAAAGACGGAAAGGAAGATGAAAATGACAAAGAAAATTGATAAAGTTATTGCATTGTTGTTTAGCTTTCTAATCACGTTGTTAATGTTCAATGTGGTGAAAGCAAGTGAAGTAGAGGGCGCAAAAAGCGCCTTCCTTAATCAAAGCGATGACGGATTCTTTGTTGTTGTTGCTGTTGGCGTGTTCTTGCTATTGCTTGCATCTTACTTGAAGTTAAGTGATAAAGACGATGAAGAAGGTGAAAAATAATGCTATATGAATATCACACTGACACAACACGTATGTTGACCGAATTAGGAAGAATGTTTGTTGCAATCCATAGAAAAGAAACAGGGAAGGACTTGTTTGAAGTCAATGAATTCAACCGTGTAATCAAAGAGTGCCAAAGACGTATTGACGGAAAAGAACCTGAAAAGAAAGTAGTATTGAACGGATATGAACGTGAAACGGCAGTGAGGGTTGAAATCTCTAGCGATTCATACAAGTCATTTCAAGCCATGTATGAAGATGCTCAATTCATCATTGGGAAAATGATATCTAAAAAGATTCAAGATGAACGAGATGAAATGATTAGATTAGGTGAGCGAATGGAACGAATCGAGCGACAAAGAAGAGAGGAGAAACAATAGTGGACGTGACAGAATCCATGAAAGAAGTTATTGAAGAATCACTCAAGGCAATGCGATATATGGAAATAGGACGTGTTGTTGCTGAAAGGTTAAAACGACGCCACAATCGTGATATCATCAATGATGATGCGCAATACAAGAAATTTATTCAGAATCACAAAAAAGAGAAAGAAAACGCTGAAAAAGGATTGCATGAATTTATAAACGGAAACACTCATGAATTTGAAATCGCTATCGAAATCAAAAGCAAGAAACACAAAATTGACCTGCTACAACATGAGGTTGAAGCAATGGTAAAGATGATGCTTGGATTCAGATACAATCCTGAACCAGCAGTGTTGAAAGTATCAAACTATGAAGAACTAGGAAAGAAGGAATCAGAATGAAAAATGTTAGATTGATTTATAGAGGAAACACACTATTTTTTACAGGCGTAAAATCCGTGCAATTTGCGGAAGTTGAAGACGAAATGCAAGTAATTATCTACACTAAAAACGAGGGGAAGACAGATTGTTTCACCTATCCGCTTGTTGAAGTAGATTATCTTGAATCGTATGAGGGTACAACACACACGATTCAAGAACTTATCCCACTTGTTCAACACTGGTTTGTTGACCGTGAAATTGATGAAGGGAACGGTGACGGGCAGATTGAGAAACTTCAAGAAGAAGTGGAAGAACTTGTTGATGCTCATGAGTACGGTGATGCGTTTGAGATTCGTGATGCGGTAGGTGATATCATGGTTGTATTGATTGGATACTGTTTGCAAACGGGGCTTGATATCGTTCACTGTTTAGACGGGGCGTATAACGAAATCAAAGACCGAACAGGGAAAGTGAACAAGAACGGGGTATTCGTAAAAGATGAGTAAGATTGAAACACTGACTGTCAACACAATCAAGAATTTGGAAGACGTTTGGTTTGAAAACGTGGATTCAGGATTGTATATCATGAACGGAACTATGAAAAATGGATTCACCATTGATGTTGGGGTGACTGAAGAACTAAAACGAGAAATTGAAAAACTGATAGCGGAAGGAATCAACAACAATGAAAACAAAAGATGAAATTGTACAACTCATCATCGAGGCTACACCTAGGATTCAAAATAAGAATTGGTTTGAAAAAGAATTCTCACTCAGTAAAGGGATTGAAAGATTTTGTGAGTTGCTAAAAAAAGAAATCCTTGAAATTGATTATGATGAAGTGAAAGAAGAGGCTTGGGATATATACCAAAAGCATTACCATGACGATGGATTCGGTGGAATATATAGTGGGACGCCTGAAGAAAAAAGGAGATACTTGAGGGAAGCGGTTGAGTATTTCAAAAACGCTTGCAACAGTCAAAGAAAACAGCAATCACATGACGGGAAGTTCTATGCAATCACCACGGTTGATGAAGTAGGAATCAAGGAGTTCAAGAAAGATGAAATCCAATTACAAACACATTATGGATACTTCAAAAATCAAAGAGATTGTCAAGAGTGCATTGACTACTTCAAAGAACAGATTGACCAATTAGAAATTGATTAGAACGGCAGGAAGAAGAATTGAGAAGTTTTAAGACAATACAAACTGAACACACTTATGAGAATATAAAAGTGGTGGAATTCACAAACGGAAAACGAGGCGTGTACCATATCAAAAAAAGAAAAGTGATTGGATATGAACCGCCAAAAGTGAAGAAGACGGAAGAACAGAAATTGGGCAGACGTATATTCACTGTAAATACAAACGTGATTGACCGAGCAAACAAGTACATGAAGGATAAGGGCTTGAATCTGAGAGAGTTCACTGACCTTTGCAATTTAGGGTATGACAATGTGCGCCTTGTATTCATGGAACAAAGACGAATGACAGAGAGAGTGAGGAAGAACATTGAACGAATCCTTGAAAAAGACGGTTACTGAATATCCGTACTATATCCTAAAACTATCGAATCTCTATTACACAGGGACTAAAGACGGCAGATTCATTTTTAAACGTGGAAGAGATAATGCGTTGAAAGTTGGAAAAGCGGACTTTGAATCCTTGAGGGTGATTGAATCTAAAGTGGAACACTCACATATTGAGTGCGTGACAGCTCAAGGATTCACAGCGGTGAGTGAGATTGAGCGGAAGAAGAAAGAAAGAGAGTTCAGATTCTATGATGCGATTGTAAACGGTGAAGCCGTTCAATCAGTAGTGGAAGAACTGAGCAAAAAGGAAAGAAGGGGAAAGATTGAACTATTCAGACTGAAACTGATAAAATCCATAAGAGATAAACATTTAACGCTTGATGAAATCGAGTTCCTTACACAAAGGAATGATGCTGTAATCATGAAGGTGATTCTTGGGACAGCGCATCAGGCTACACAGTCAGCAATCTACCAGCTATTAGATGCTTACGTTGTTAAATTCGTTTAATGATTGTGAGATTGTCTAAAAAATGGTATAATGAACTTAACGAAAAAGCACTAGCCTAATTGATACACCTCTAAACATTTTTATTTCATACTAGGATTTTTTCGTATCAAGTCACTTGCGGAAACAAGATGACAACCCACCGTTCTGAAACATGGATATACAAGTGAAGTGAGTTTTGAACGGGATTCACTCACAGCCATAAAAATACAATAGTGCATGACGGCGGAAAACGTTGATGCCAACTCTTCAAAAGCACGTTGAAAAGACGTGCTTTTATTTGTATAAGACTGAGAAAGGAGAAAGGAAGATGCAGACGGAAAAAGTCAAGGTCAGTGACCTGATTGAATACCGATTCAATGCAAAAGTTCACCCTGATTGGCAGATTGAGCAGATAAAGAAATCAATTGAAGAGTACGGATACAATGACCTGATAACCATTGATGAGAATAACACAATCATTGAAGGTCACGGGCGATTGTACGCCTTGCAAGAATTGGGATACGATGAAATTGATGTAATCAGGCTCACACACTTAACTGAGGAACAAAAGAAAGCATACATCCTAGTACATAACCAGTTGACCATGAACACGGGATTCGATATTGACCTTTTGAACGTGGAACTTGTATCACTGAAAGATGACGGGATAGACTTATCAGACTTTGGAATCATTGCGCCTTCATTCGATGATGATGAGGAAACGGAAGAAAAGAAGAAAGATGAACCCGATGACGATGATGAAGAAGATGAAGACGTGTTTGCGACTGATAAGAAATACCTATTGCATTGGATTGATGAGAAAAGCCTTGAAAAGAAATACGGCTTTCCAATCCTTCACCCTTGCAGTGTAAAGCCTGAAGAGTTGATGCCGTTCAACTATGTACTCAGTGACAGGGGCGGAAACGAACACAAAGGAATCCACTTCTATATTGACGATTATCAGTTTGAACGTATTTGGCAACAGCCTGAAAAGTATATTGAGAAACTCACAAAATATGCTTGCTGTCTTACGCCTGATTTTAGTCTTTACTTGGATATGCCAAAAGCCATGATGATATGGAACACGTATAGAAGCAGAATGATTGGTCAGATTATGCAACGGTACGGAATCGAGGTTATACCTACATTATCGTGGGGATATGAAGACACGTTTGAATTCTGTTTTGAGGGACTTCCTAAGAACAGCATTGTGAGCATCTCAACGGTAGGCGTGAGCAATGATGATGAAAGTCTGAGAGTGTGGAAAGCAGGCGTTGACGAATCAATAAAAAGATTGAAACCGAAAGCGATAATATTATACGGGAATATGATTGAACATGACTTCAAAGGGGTGGAAGTAGTTCACATTAAAAGCAATACTCAAGAAAGGTTTAGGAATCTATGACAGATAAAGTATACGAACTAAAGAAAGCCCTGAAGGAATTCGCAATGGTTGGGATTCAAGAAGACTTGATTCTTTTTGATGACTTGACCGTATACAATGAAATCACGGGAGAGGAAGAACAGTTCAAAAGCATTGAAGCTATTGTTGAGAAATATCCTGATATGGTCATTGAATTGTTTGATTCTTATGAAGGCGGAAGAGGGTAGAAAAGCAAAGGAAAGAAATCACCACAAAAATTAGTTGACGGAACGAAAAAGCAAAGAGGCGGGGCAGGAAAGTCACTTCCAACTGCTACATTCAACAATCAAGGGCGTTACGTTGATACTCAAAAGACTTTGAAGGCGTTCCAAAAGAAACATAAAAACGAGAATAGAGAATATGGACTTGCAATCAATGAGCAAGGATTCGTGACCAATTACACACGGGGACAAAAAAGCAGTGTGAGAATCGATACCAGCAGTGCAGGAAAGAATTTTACAACTATTCATAATCACCCTAGCGGTTCACTATTCTCAGTACAGGATACTAGAGCATTCACAGCTAGAAAGAATGAAAAATCCATGTACATTACAACTAATGCAAAGAATTCAAGATTGTACGGGGTGACTAAAGGGAATAATTTCAACTATAAAGATTTTTCAAAGGCTTATAAACAAGCGGTGAAAGGTTTACTTCCTCAAAACGTATATAATAGACGTGCATTAAAGTTCTTACGTAACAATCAGGAGAAATACGGATATACGTTCACACAAAGTTGATGAATCAAGCGCTGAAAAGGGGGGCGGTTAATTGACGAACACAAATGACAATCTAAGAATCCTAACCCCGAATGAAGCACGGGAGATAGGGAGAAAAGGCGGAATTGCCAGCGGTCAGGCTAGACGGGCAAAAGCGAACCTGAAAAAGGCGATGCAAACCCTTCTAGGTATGGACGTTGCAAGCGAGAAAGCACGGAAGCAACTTGAAGAACTAGGGCTTGCCCCGACAAATGAAATGTTATTGGCGGTCAGTACCTTGCAACAAGCCACAAAGGGAAACCAGCGTGCGACTGAAAACGTCATGAAAATGGTAGGCGTTGAGAAAGACAAATACGACATTGCTGAACAGAAAGAACGAATCAAGGCGATGAAGTTACGGAACAAAGAAATTGAAATCCTTCAGGGAGGTGGTCAGGTTGAAGATATCATCATCATCAACGACGTTCCAAACGACTAAGGAAATCAATCCGAACTTCTATTCTGTATGGAACACAAAGAAGCCTTACATTGTTTTGAGTGGTGGACGTTCCAGCTTTAAAAGCTCAGTGGTTGCATTGATGCTAGTATTCAAGATGCTCATTGCTATCAAACAGAATCAGACCGTTGAAATCGTAATCGTGCGGAAGGTAGCTAACACCATTGCCGATTCTGTTTACAACAAGATATTGTGGGCGCTCAACAAGTTCCATATCATGCACCAGTTCACGCCACGAAAAAGCCCTTATAAAATTATCCATAAGGGGACAAAAAGCACATTTCACTTTTATGGTCAAGATGACTTTCAAAAGCTGAAATCAAATGACGTTGGGGGAATCATAGCGGTATGGTACGAGGAAGCAAGCGAGTTCAAAAATGCTGAAGAGTTTGACCAATCGAACAGCACGTTTATGCGACAAAAGCACCCTGAATATCCTTATGTTCAATTTATATGGTCATACAATCCGCCCCGAAATCCTTACAATTGGATTAATGAGTGGTCAACAGCCCTTCAGGATTCTGAGGAATATCTTGTTCACAGGTCATCTTACCTAGATGATGAACTAGGATTCGTGACTGAACAAATGTTGAATGAGATTGAGCGTATCAAACAGAATGATTATGACTATTATCGTTATCTTTATCTAGGTGAAGCGGTAGGACTTGGAACAAACGTATATAACATGGATAACTTCCACTTAATTGATGAAGTACCAAAGAACGAGCGTTTGCCGTTTGTGTACTTTGCGACAGACGGCGGTCACCAGCAATCCGCAACGGCTTGTTTGTGTATTGGGCTATCAATGCGATATGGTGAAAAGCCTAGAGTGTACGTGCTTGATACTTACTACTACTCACCACGGGGCAAAGTAAGGAAGAAAGCGCCCAGCCAATTGAGCAAGGAGATACGAGCGTTTGAACTGAAGATGCTGAATCAGTATCCAGTGACCAGCGTGCGGAATCGAACTATTGACAGTGCTGAAGGGGCGTTGCGGAATCAATACTTTGAAGACTTCAACATACGACTTCACCCAGTATCTAAACTAAGAAAGATTCAAATGACTGAGTACGTTCAATCACTATTGGCAAACGGTCAAGTTTATGTGGTCAAGACGGAAAACAACGTGAAATACTTCCTTGATGAACATAAACGGTACACTTGGATTGAAGACACTGTATTTTCTGAGAATCCTCAAGTGGTCAAAGAAGATGACCATACATGCGATGCTTTTGAATACTTTGTGATTGACAACAAACGTGACTTGGGACTTGAATTCTAAGGGGGGGAATGAATTGAACTATTGGAACAGAATTATGCACAAAATCCGTAAAGGGGGAATTGAATTGAAAGAAATCTTGATTGGTCAGACAATCCAGCGAATCACTGACCACCCGAAAATTGGCGTGGAAGGCTCAGAGATGCGACGGATTGAATCCAATTTCAAATATTACAAGGGCATGTTCCCTGATATTGAGTACATGAACTCACTAGGGCGAAAAGTGAAACGCCCTTACTTCACACTGAACATGAGTGAAATTGTTGCACGATACATTGCAGGGCTAGTGTTCAATGAGCAATGCAAAATCTATATTGATAATCAGAATGAATCCATGAAGGAATTGAACGAGAATGAGGCAAACAAGTTCATTCAAAAAGTGTTCACAGATAACAACTTCAAAGATGTATTTTCTGAGAAACTTGAAGCCATGTTTGCAACGGGTGGACTTGCAGTGCGTCCATATGTGGATAATGGACGAATTGAATTTTCGTGGTGTTTAGCTGACACGTTTTTGCCGTTGGAATCCAACACGAATTCAATTTCTGAAGCGTGCATCACAAACGTGACTACCGTTTCAACAGGTAAGAAGACAAACTACTATACACTACTTGAGTTCCATGAATGGAAGGACAACGATTATATCATTCGTCATGAACTCTATTGGTCACAGCGTAAGGATGAGGTAGGGAAACGAATCAAACTAACTGACCTTGATGTTTATGCTGACTTACCTGAAGAAATCACAATCAAGAATCTCACACGCCCGTTATTCACACACTTGAAGCCACACGGGTTTAACAATATCAATCCACGTTCACCACTAGGGCTTTCAGTGGTTGACAATGCAAAGCCTACTTTGAACGTAATCAATGAAACATTCGATGCTTTCCATTGGGAGATTAAACAGGGCAAACGTAAAGTGATTGTTTCAGACCACTTCTTACGCACTAAGTTTGACAATGACGGGAATCCTATTCAATACTTTGATGAAGAAACTGATGTATTCGTTGGACTTCCAGCAGGCATTGACGACATGAGCAAACAAGATATCACTAGCGATATCAGGGCAGGTCAGTACATTGAATCAATCAACAAGTTTATTGCAACACTAGAAATGCAAACAGGAATCTCAAGCGGTACATTCACCTTTGATGGTAAGTCCATTAAGACAGCGACTGAAATCGTATCAGAGAAATCAGAAACATACCGCACACGCAACCTTCACTTGAACAAGGTTGAAGGATTCTTGAAGGGGCTTATTATCTCAGTATTCGAGATTGCTAAGGTTTACAATCTATACAATGGTGATATCCCTAGTGAAGAAGAAATTGGAATTGACTTTGATGACGGCGTGTTCACAGATAAGAACGCTCAACTTGACTTCTTGAGCAAGGCGAAACAATCTGAAATGATACCAGCCAAAGAAGCAAGCAAACGCCTATTCAACTTAACTGATGAACAAGCCAAAGCATGGATTGAAGAAATCAATAGGGAACGTTTTGAGGCTAGTCAAGATTACTATGACCGCCTAAGCGACAAACAACAGTTTGGTGATGAGGAATGATAACGGGGAATGATATCAACAATCAAGGGAACTTATTCAACACTCATGCTTTTGAATTGGACTTGAAACTGATTGAACGGGTTGCAAAGAATCTTCAACCGTATGAGAGGGAGAAAGTCATAACATGGACGGCTAGGAATCTAGCGAATCAAAGAAAGTACGTTGAATCACACAGTGAGGATATTGAACAGGCTCAGGAATCCATGCAGGTAGAAATGAATGACAGGATTCAGGGTTTTAGCAAAGCGGTTGAAAGGGAAACCCGTCAAATGATGCAAGCCCCTGAATCAGATTATGAGATTGCTGAACGTGTAGCCAAACAGGTTGCTGAAGATACATTTATGAGCATGAGCAAAGAACTGTTCACGCCCCTTGTATCAAAGAATCTTGCAGGGAATCCACTTGCTCAGGCTTACAACGATATTATCCGTGAAGTGTCACGGGTAGCAATCAACGGAACTTACAGCCTAAATGACGCCGTTCAAAAGGTAGTTGTTTCTTTTTCGCAAAAAGGGATATATACTGAGTTTGTGGATTCAGGCGGTCACAAATGGTCACTTGAACGTTATGCAAACATGGTAGCAAGAACGGCATTTCATAACACATACAATGAAGTGCGTACTTCAACGATGAAGGAAGAAAATCTGTTCACAGTGCTTGTTACGAGCCACCCCCGTTCACGGGTAGCGTGTGCATATTGTCAAGGTAAAGTCATTGATATCAGACCAATCAATGAAGCAGACAGCGGATATCCTAGTGCGTATGAGTTTGGTTATGGTGAGCCAGCAGGGCACAGGGGTATAAACTGTAAGCATTTATGGATTCCATTCAGACCTAACCTGAATGAAAACAATCAAAAACAGTACAATCCTGATGAAGCCATTGAGAATGAGCGGATTGAGCAGAAACGGAAGTCGCTTCAACGGTCAGTGAAGAAGGCAGTCAAAGCAGTATCCGCCACGGATTCAGAATCTGAGGATTTTAAAAAGCGACAGGATTTTCTTGATAAGCGTTTTAGAATCCTGAAGAAGTATGAAAATGAACACGGCTTGAAATCAGACTATGAACTGAAGGAGATTGTTAAGGGCTATTTATAAAAACTTGACTTTTAAGAACTTGCAGTCGTAAAAGAACAAGGTCAAAAATTTCTGATGATGCAACCATGTAAAAAGCGTAAGAAAAGGAGAGTGTAAACGTATGGATTTTAAAGAACTTTTAAAATCAAACGGATTGGAAGATGCAGTGGTGGATTCGATTCTAAGCGGTATGAGTGAACATAAAATCTTCACTACTACTGAAGAGAAAATTGAAGAACGCTATGCAAAAGCCAAAGAGAAAAACAACGAATTGAAACAGGAACTTGAAGAATCAACGAAATTGATTGCAAGTTTAGAAGAGAAAGCCAAAGACAGTGAATCCGTTCAAAATGAGATTCAAGGATACAAAGCACAGATTCAGGAACTAACTGAAAAACGTGAACATGACCGCCTTGAAAACTATATTGAACTAGGATTGACAAAGAACAAAGCCAAGAACAACACAGCAGTGAAAGCATTGTTGGACTTGACGAAAATCACCAAAGATGAGGAAGGAAACTTCCATGGTTTAACTGAAGAATTAGACCGTGTGAAATCTGAAAATGATTATCTCTTTGCTAGCGAGGATTCACAATCAGGTAACCAGCCTCACATTTTCCAAGGCGGAAACACGAATCCAGCCAACGGAACACACGAGGAAGAGGATTCTTTCTTGAAAGGATTCCTTTCACGTTAAATCTAATGTAAAAAAGGGAGAGAATTATTTATGACAGTAAACTATGCAGAAAAATATTCATCACAAGTTGATGAGCGATTCGCTCAAGGCTCATTATCAACAGCCTTTGTTAATGACAACTATGACTTTTTAGGAGTGGAAACAGTCAAAGTTTATCAAGTAAACACTTCAGAATTAAACGACTATACAAAAACAGGTATGCAACGTTTTGGAACGCCTGAAGAATTAGGAAACGTTGTTCAAGAAATGAAATTAGGACAAGACAAAGCGTTCACATTCACTATTGACAGCAAATCCGCAAACGGAACAGCAGGCGCAATGGAAGCTGGTCAGGCTTTAAATCGTCAAATCATTGAAAAAATCATCCCAGCGGTTGACAAACACCGTTTTGCTAAAATTGTAGCAGGGGCAGAAACAGACCACATCGGAACAGGCGCAATCACTAAGACAAACGCTTATTCATCTATCCTTGACGGTATCGCAAAACTTCAAGATGAAGATATTCCATTGGAAGGGCTTGTTTTAGGGGTAACACCAACGGTTTACAAATTCTTAAAACTAGATGATTCATTCATTAAAAATTCAGATTTAGGTCAAACAATCACAATCAACGGTCAAGTTGGTGCGGTTGACGGCGTTCCAGTGGTATTGCTACCAGCTAAACGCTTACCTGAAAATGTTGAATTCATCATCACTCACAATTCAGTGACACCAGCGCCAGTTAAACTTTCAATGTACCGCATTTTAGATGAGGTTGCAGGTTTAGACGGCTCACTTGTTGAAGGGCGTGTTCACTTTGATGCGTTTGTATTAGACGGTAAAAAGAAAGGTATTTACGTACACAAAAAAGCGTAAATACTAAGGTGGTGAAACCATGAAACAATACAAGAAAGATGACGTGATTTTCACGATTGAGCATGATGAAGACTTTGCATCATTATTGATTGAAGCTGGTTATGAGTTAATCGGGGCAGAATCCATGAAACAACCTGAAGAGGAAGTTCATGAAGTCATTGAAGAATCTTACGGGGAAGAGTGATTCAATCACTCTTTTCCCTTAATCATAGGGGAGTGATTGAATTGCTATTTCTTACGGAAGAAGAAATTCAAGAAAAAGCAAACGAATATCAAAAGACCTATGAGGAAGTGAAGGTGCTAGCGACTAGGGCGGAACGCCTTATCAATCTAGTGACTAGAAACTACTATCTGTACAATGATTTTAACACTGATAACAAGTTCAGAAAGGATTGTGTGAAAGAAGCCGTGATTGGTCAAATGGACTTCTTCAACACCACAGGAACAATGACCACGGAAGAACGGGAGTTGCAACCTGATTCAATTTCAATCGGGCGCACTACCGTGACAAAACGTTCATCATCGAATAATTCCCGAAAAGCGTTGGGGATGATTTCTGACTATTCGATGCTAAATTTACAAGCAACGGGGCTACTGTTCAGGGGCGTGGATTCATGATTGAGCTTGTTAGACCACTATTGATTCATGAGGTCACTTATAAAGAGTTTGTGAGAGAAAATAGAAACCATGAACCTGAATACAGTGAGCCTCAGTTAATCACTAAAGTTAGAGTTGACTATGAACGGAACTCAACAAAGAACAAAAGCGAACAAACGTTCAACCTGAACGCAATCATGTTCATGTACAATGGACTGACTAAGCCGTTCACTGAGTTGAAAGAAAAATCAATCATCGTTTTTGGCAAAGAAGAATTATTGATTCATAAGGTGATTCCAGTGTATGAGCCGTACAAAAATGAATTGCTAGGCTATGAAGTGGAGTTGCTGTAATTGGGCGGTAGCATCCGTGTGAAATGTGATTTTGGTCAGGTATTGCCAAAGGTAAGCTCACAGCGCCTTACTATCACGCAACGTGCATTAAATGACCAAATGAAAGCAGATTTTCACCAGTTTGTACCATACAAGGACAGTGGTTTGTCAGGAAGTGTGTCGTCTGATGCAGACGGAAAACACATTTTCTATACCACGCCTTACGCAAAAGCTCAATACTACGGACAGCGTACAACTAAGAGTGGAAAAGTTGTTAAGTTCAGAGAGTATACAACAGCAGGAACGGGTAAACGTTGGGACTTAAAAGCTAAGAAACTCTATATTGGTAGTTGGGAACGCATCATCGTGAAAGGATTGTTGAAATAATGGACTTACAAGAACGCATTGTGGACTTCATTGAAGGACTTGAATTGATGCTACCCGTTTACAATGATAACAATTCAGAATCGGATTCATTATCATTGTATTCATTGCCTAGTGGTGGCGTGATTCAAGAATACATGGACGGTACTCAGGATAAGAAGTTCCCGTTTGAGATTCAGTTAAAAGTCAAACAAAAAGACCGTGGAAAGGGATTGACCGCCCTGACTAAAATCAGTGCAGAATTAGAAAAAATAACCTCATTGGATTCGCATGACAATTCGTTTGAATTCAATAAAATTGAGATAAACAATGAAAATTATCTGAGTGAGATTGATGAGAAATACATTTATTTCAGATTCACATTCAGTGCTTATGTAACAGTGAGAAAGGGAGAATGAAAATATGAGAATGAAAAATGCCTTACGTGGTCACTTTGTTCAGGACGTTGTAAAAGGGCAAAATGAACCCGTTGAAGCAAACTGGTTAGAGCTTGCTAAATGGATTTCAACAGTTTCAGACGATACAAATGAAGAAACTGAAGAATCAGCATACTATGACGGGGACGGCACAAAACAATCAACAGTTGTATCAGTTCAAGGGGCGTACACTTTTGAAGGAAGTTATGACCGTGAAGACAAAGCGCAAGAATTGATTGCATCTAAAAAATACAAAACTGGTGATGACCGCCTTGTGTGGCACAAAGTCGTTGACGCTGGCGGAAAGAAACAATGGATTGGTAAAGCGACAGCATCAGAAATTGTAGCTGGTAGTGGTGAGGCTTCAGGATATGAAGAATTCAAAGCAAAACTAACTTACAATGAAGTGCCAAAGGAAAGCGTTCCAACTAACGTGTAAAAGGTTGAAAGTGGGGTGGGATTCAACCACCCCTATTTTTATATAAAAGGAGAATGAAAAATGGTTCAATTAGATATTGAAGTGAAAAGAAGTGGATTCCCCGTGACAATCGGGAAGTTTGAATTTTGGTTGGATACTAGCGTTGACAATGTAAAACGTTTAATGGACTATGATATCAATGTTGCGACTAGAATCAATGAGATTGAAAAAGAAATCATGGAAAAGTTCAACAACAATGATGAAGAATTGACTGATTATGAAAAAATTGAACGTGGTATTGAGTTGGGCAAACAGTGCCTTGAAATCCAATATGACTTGTTACTAGGTGAAGGTGCTTTTGCTAAAATCTATGAAGAGTATCCTGACCTTACAGCATTAACGAATACACTTGACTTGTTACAAATTGGAATCGTGGCAAAAATGGACGAATTGAATGAAGAACAAATGAAGTTGAGTGAAGAGAAAAAACAACAATTGCTAAAAGCATTGAAAAAGAAAAATAAAAAGAAATAGAAAGAAGGTTGAATGAATGTTACTGAATCACGGATTGCCTACCTCGTTTGAGTTTGAGGGGCGTGAATATTCTTTCAACCTTTCTTTTGATAGAGTTCTTGACGTGATTGAAGTCAAAGAGGATTCTGACCTGACCTATGAAGACAAAATGGACGTGATTTTTGAAGCCCTTCAGATTCAGTGTGATTTTAAGGATAGGGAAAGAATCCTGAATCATGTATTCGATGAATTCATTGTTCCAAAGAGTGAAGAACATATTGAATATGACCTGAAAGGAAACGTGATGCCAAAGCGTGAGAATCCTGAAGAAGAATCAACACTTTCTTTCACTCAAGATGCTGGTTTGATTTACGCATCATTCAGACAGGCTTATAACATAAACCTATTCAATGAGTATGACAATCTTCACTGGTTTGAGTTCATTGAATTGTTGAATGGATTGCCTGAATCCACGGCACTTTCTCAAGTACGGCACATAAGGTCATGGAAGCCTTCAAAAGGGGATACAGCAGAATACAGAAATAAGATGCTATCACTGAAGGAACAATTCAGAATAATAAAATAAAAAGGGGGTGGATTGATTGGCAGACGGTCAGGTACAAATTGATGTAAGAATTGACGGTAAACAAATAACAATTGCGGAAGCACAATTGAAGAAGTTCAAGCAGGAAGCGGAAAAGCCTATCGGCAATGACGGTATAAAACCCCTTGACGATGGCATGAAAAAGTTCGGTGACAATACCAACAACACAACGCCAAAGGTCAAAAATTTCTTCCTAGCGTTCGGGGCGGTTGAGGTTGCAAAACGTGCTTTCTCAATCTTACAAGGCTCATTGGATAGTGCAATCAAGCGTTTTGACACATTGCAATCTTATCCACGAATCATGAAGTTGCTAGGATTCAGCACGGAAGACGTTGCAAAGAGTACTAAGCAACTATCAGACGGGATTGACGGATTGCCAACAAGGCTTGATGAGGTAGTGGCTACAAGTAAGCAGTTGACCACAATCACAAAAGATATCGGATACAGTACCAAACTGACACTTGCTTTGAACAATGCGTTCCTTGCAAGTGGTTCATCGGCTGAAGATGCAAGCCGTGGACTGGTGCAATTCCAACAAATGCTTTCAAGTGGTAAAGTTGATATGCAATCATGGAAGACACTTCAAGAAACCATGCCAATTGCATTGGCAAAGACGGCGGAAGCGTTCGGATTCACGGGGGCTAGTGCCAAAACTCAGTTTTATGGTGCTCTGCAACGTGGTGAAATCACGTTTGACCAATTCGGGAAAAAACTGATTGAACTCAACAAAGGCGTTGGGGGCTTTGCGGAACTAGCAAAAGAAAGTTCCCGTGGTATTGGGACTTCATTGAAAAACCTTGCAAACTCAAGTATCAAAGGACTTGCAAGCATGATTGAGGCTTTTGATTCATTCGTAAAGGCACTCACTGGGAAAAACATTGACCAGCACATTGACAGCCTGAAGAACGTTATCAACGGCGGATTCAATGCAATCAATTCAGTTATTAAAGCAGGGATTCCACTTGCTGAGAAAATCGGTCAGGGGTTTGCTTTCATCGGTGAGAAAGTCGCTTTCCTGAAACCACTTCTTGAAGGGGTGGTTGCAACCTTCATTCTATTGCTAGGTATTAAAGGCGTAACACTTGCGATTGCAGGATTTTCAACAGCGGTCACGTTTGCAACAGGGGTGGTCACGGCTTTTGCTGGCGCTATCAATGCCCTTGTAGGTCCCGTTGGTTGGATTGGAACGGGTATGATTGCACTAGGATTCGCATTAGTGAAGTTTGCAGAATCCATGGAATCTGAAAAGGTAAAAGAGTATAAAGCAAAGGTTGCAGGGTTGAAGGAAGAAGCAAAAGCAACAGCGGAAGCAATCAGTGAAACGAAAAGCAAGGTGAGTGACCTTAACAAGGAAATGGAAAACGGAAGCAAGTCAGTTGAAAAACTTGCGGAAGAAACCTTTGCCCTTGCAAGCAAGTCAAATAGGTCTTCAGCGGAAACCGTGTTGCTCAAGAAGAACATTTCATCATTGAATCAACAAGTGGACGGATTGAATCTGAAATATGATAAGAATTCAAAAATGTTGAGCATGAACATTGACCAAGTGAAGCAACGGATTCAGGCTAGTCAAGGGAATGAAAAACTTGTTGAGGTTGAAAAGGAACTTGCAAACGCCTATCAACAAACAATCAAGGTGAATCAAGAATTACTTGATGCGGAAAGCAAGTACAAAGCGATTCAAGAAGACACTTCTATTTCAACATGGAAAAAGAAAGGGATTCTGAAAGACTTACAAACAACTATTGATGAATTGAAGACGGCTCAGACGGAAGCCGTTGAAAATGAAACAGCGTTGAAAGAGATTCAAATGCAAAATGCACAGCAGGTAGCGGATGCGGTTGAAGCTGGGGCAAACAAACAGATATTGACTTATGCAAGCCTTGATGAGGCTCAACAAAAAGCCGTTGACGGATTGCGTGAAAAGTATACAATGTTGCAAGAAGCGGCTACAAATGCTTTTGAACGAATCAAACAAGATGCGGTTGTATCCGTTCAGGATATGCAAGCTAACATGGTTGCGAATACTCAGACGGTTGCAGAATTCGGTACTAATATTAAAGCCCTCACGGAACGTGGATTGAATCAAGGGTTGATTGACCAATTGAAAGAAGCTGGACCAAAATCAGCGGAACAAGTGAAAGCCCTAGTAAGTGCAAGTGATACTGAGTTGCAAGGATTGAATGAGGCGTTCACTAAGGGTGGCGATGCAGCGAAAGAAGCATTGAGAAATATGTACAACTTACCGCCTGAAGAAACGACTGAAAAACTCATGAATCTAGTTACTCAATCTAAAGAAACACTTACAACAGCGATTCAAAATGCAGGTTTTGCAGAAGCTGGGAAACAAATACCAGCAGGGGTTGTTGAAGGTATGACCAGCGGTTCGGAAGACGTGGTTGCACCAGCTCAAGCAATGGCAAGCAAGATTCCTGAAGCGTTCGGGGCGGAACTAGGTATTCACTCACCTTCACGGGTTATGGCGGAACAAGGAACCTATGTTGTTCAAGGGGTTGTTCAAGGTATTACAGAATCTCAAGGTGAATTGGATTCAGCAATGCAAACAATGGGAACTTCAATGGTCAACAAGTTCGAGGAAACAAAAAGCCAATTGGAAAATAAAGCGAATCAACTACCAAATATCTTCAGGAACATGTATGGTTCACTTACTTCAAGCGGTCAATACGCTATGGACGGGCTTGCTCAAGGTATGAACAACCGTATGGGGTACGTGATGAGCGTTGCAAGAAGTATTGCGGATTCAGTGAAGAGTACAATTAGAAGCGCACTTGATATCCATTCACCTTCAAGGGTGATGCGTGATGAAATAGGAAAATTCATTCCTTTAGGTATTGCGGTAGGTATGGATAGAAATGCGGATGCGGTTGAAAAATCAGCTTATCAATTAAGAGATAAACTGATGAACGTTGATTTCTCAGCAGATTCACTATTGAGCAGGGGCAAACGTATGTTCAGCAATGGACTTGATATCTTTGCAGGTAAACAAGCCTATGAAATGAATCTAGCGTACAGCGGTGGTGAAATTGTCGTTCCTGTGACTATCTCAGATAGAGAGGTTGCAAGGGTTGTAGCACCAATCGTTCGGAACGAGAATCAACGAATCGAGAAAATTGAAAGATTGAAGAGGGGGGATAGATAGAATGTTCAGTATTAAGATTGACAATCAAGAAATTGGGGAAATTGTCAAAGTAGTAAATGTTGAGCGTGGAAGTCTTCCAACTATCAAAAACAGAATCAAAGAATATTCCCTTATTGACGGGGTACGCTTTCAAGGTCAATCATACGGAAGCCGTGAAATGAGAATCAGCTTTGTGGTCACTAGCGATATTGATGAAAAGCATGAAGCGTTGAAGAAAATCCTGAGCGCTAATAAGGTGTTCAATGTGATTTTCGGCGATTATCCAAACAGATATTGGAAGTGCATCATCAATGGAGGTGGCACGTTCGAAAAAAGGAACGGTAAGTATGCGACTGGTGAAATTGAATTGCTATCCTTGCATCCTTACTCATTCTCTACTGGTGAATCTCAAGCAAGGGTTGACGGTAACAAGTTGACGTTCACCAATGAAGGAACGGCAGACGCTTTCCCACGTTTTGAATTCGTGGCAGAGGCTAACTATACAATGTTAGGATTCGTGGATAAGAACGGCAATTCGATTCAGTTCGGATATGCACGAAACGAATCACCATTTGTAAGTATCGGTCAGAAATTCACTTACGATTCAGCAACGAATGAATGTTACGTGGATAATAAACGAAAATATCTCAGTGAAGGAAAGCCGTTTGCAATCAAAAGCGGTTCAACTACTGAAGTTGCAATGAGTTTTTTTCCTGAGAATCACCAACCTAGTGTGAAAGGATACGTAAGGGGTGCATATTATTGATTACGTTTTATGATAGACAGTACAACGTGATTGCTCAAGCTACATTTGCTAGCTTGGGCGGTCTAGTTGCTTACGATGACGAGTTTGAAAAAGACTTAGACACAGGATTGTCAACGTATACTTTCACGATTGACAAAATTGACAAAGATATTGAAAATGCAGGAATCGGTAACTATGTGAGGGCAGTTGATATATCAGGAAATAAATATTGGTTTGAGGTCATGGATACGACTGAAGACAATGACCTGAAAACATTTGTTTGTGTTGATGCTGGTCTTGACCTGATAGGGGAAAGTGTTTACCCGTATGATGCGGATAAATCCTATCCAATCTCATTTTATCTTGCAAAATTCATGCTTGATAGCGGTTGGGAAACTGACCTTTCTGAAGTTGGTGACACTCACACAAGAAAACTCAAGTATGAATCCTTTGAAACGGCTAGCAAAAGAATCAGACAGGTTGCAAGGGCGTTCGGTTATGAAATCGAATATGATATTGTTGAGGTTAAAGGTGCGCCTTCAAGAAAGATAATCAGATTCAAAAAGTCTGTTGGTCATGATAAAGGGGTGAGGCTTGAATACGGGCGTGAAATCTCAAAAATCAAGAAGACTTCAAGTATTCAGAAACTTGCAACGGCTTTGAGGGCTAGAGGGGCAGACGGATTGACACTTAACGGATATAGATATAATGACGGGCGGTATTGGGTAGGCGGTGACACGATTCATGACCTTCAAGAAGGTGCACGCTGGTCACGTCATAAAGATATCGTGAATGACGGTGGATATATTGTTGACACTTACGAATCCGAGGCAAAAACTCAGGAAACTTTATTTCAAGAAACGTTGCGACAATTGAAAAAACGTGCTTATCCTGAAATAGAATATGAAGTTGAGTTCAGTGAACTTCCTGAAGAAGTTGAAATCGGTGATTGGGTGATTGTTGTTGATTATGACTATAAACCAGCATTGAAGATTCGTGCTAGAGTAACAAAAATCGTGAAAAGCCTATCTCAAGGCATCTATTCTGAGGGTAAGGTTGTAATATCGAATATTGAGATTCAAGAATCCTCAGTTGATGAAAAAATCAAACAACTTGAAAAGTTCTTAAAAGAACAGACGTTCGATTTTAACAAAGTACCCGTCATGATGAACATTACATCATCTAATGGAACAGTGTTCACCACTGAGGGCAAAACAACGCTCAAGGCTACAATCACAAAACTTGGAATTGATATCACTGAGAATTATGAATTGAAATGGATTCGTGATAGCAAGGATTCAAACAAGGATTCTGAATACAACAATGGAACTCACAATGGAAACACCTTAGAAGTAAGTAATTCAGACGTGAACTTTGAATCCACGTTCTATTGTGAGGCTTATCAGGGCGGTGCGAAAGTCCTTACGGATTCAATTGTGTTGAAGAGTATCCTGATAAAGAAAAGCATCGGGGCTGTACCACCTCAGAATCCACAATCTGGTGACTTATGGACGGATACTTCCAACCCTCAAAAAGAAGTGGTCAAGGTATTCGTTAATAATGAATGGAAGCCCGTCATTTCTGATGCGACAGCAAACATTGAGAAAATCACAAAAGAGTGGGAAGCTAACAACCGTGATTATGCAGAAAGATTCACTGAACTAACACGGGAGATTGAAACAGTCAAAGAGTATGAAGCGAATACCCGTGACCTCACGGGAAAATTCGGGGATATGGAAAAAGCCTATAAGAAAATCCTTGAGCAAGAAAGAACGATTGAAGCGCTAGGGCAAAGACAAAAATCACTTGAACTGAATCTTGAGCAGTCTAGTGCTGTATTGAAGGCGGTTGACAGATACTTTGATTTCAGTCGTGACGGTTTAGTGCTTGGAAAGAACGGTGACGGTATGCAAATGAGGCTTGCAAATGACCGCCTTGAATTCATTGACGGTGGGAAACTGACAGCCTTCATGACTGGTCAAAAGGTTACGATTCTTTCAGGGGTATTTTGGGAGAACATCACAATCGGGAATCATATTTTCGAGAAATTCGGGAACGAATTCACGTTTATATCTTACGTTGGGGAAAATCAATAGAAAGGGGGTTGCATCTTGGAAACAAAACAAATTGAAAGACGATTCTATTTTTACGGCTCAGATTATGTTGTTCTTATCCTGAGAGTGCGTGAAATTGATATTGATAAAATCAACAACACTTCAACGGTTGAGTGGGAACTTTGGTTAGAACGAGGGTCAACATACGTTTACAATCTGAACGGTGACAGCCTTGCAACAGCATGGTTTGACGGTGAACAGATTCTCAAGAAGTGGGTATCCTATGACTTGAGGAACGCTCAGTGGGTTTCCTTTGGCAAAGGCACAAAGGTTATCCCTCACGATTCAGACGGGACAAAAGCAATCACATTGTGGGCTGGTTTAACAAACATATCAGGGCTTGGAAGCATCCCTGAATTCAGCGGTTCAATGAATCTGACAAAGATTGACCGTGAATCACCCGTGAAACGAGTGACCGCATCACAATTGGGCGAATCCGTAACAGTTGAGATTGATAGAAAGGTTGAAACGTTCAAGCATCAAGTGTGGTATCGAATCAACGATTCAGAATGGTTTGACCTTGGAACAAACATTGCTTACATGAAAGAATTCGTCCCTAGTGTTGACCTTGCAAAACATATCCTTGCAAGTGATACGGGTTCACTTGATATATGCGTAAGAACGTTCAATCAAAACAATGTTCAGATTGGTTCGGATTCATACAGTTACGGGAATAAAATCAAAGTCCCTGAAAGCATCGTGCCTACAATCCAATCTTTCAACGTGGTTGAGAAAGAAGGACGGATTCAGCCCGTCTTACCTGATAATGAATTCATCTATGATATCTCAAGAATCGGCGCTCAGATTATCGGCGCTCAAGGTGCATACGGTTCAACGATATCAGGATACAGAATCACGCTTGAAAATCAAGTCTTCACTTCATCGGAAGGAACGTTCACACGTCTTCCAATCGGTGAAAAAACAATCGTGGCGGAAGTCACCGACACTAGAGGGAGAAAGGCACGGATTGAAAAACGTATCAAGATTCATGATTACAAGAAACCTATAATCAATGTATTCTTTCCAATCCGTGCAGGGAATCGTACTAATAAGAACGTAAAAGCGCAAACGAGTGTTAGCACTTCACCTATCATGGTTGAAGGAAGGAACGTGAATGAATACAGGATTCAGGTAAAATATTCAAAACGTGGAAAGAATAACTGGATTTCATGTTATACATCAACAGAATCCGTTGACAGATTCACAAAAGAGATTGACCTTGGAAGTGTTTATGCTATTGATGAGGGGTATGATTTTAAAATCATCGTTTCTGATAAATTCGGTGAAAATTCAGCGGATAGAACAATCGGAACTTCAGTGGTGCTTCTTGTTTTAGGGAAAAACAGAATCGGCGTTGGGGGTATCCCTGAAGATGATGAAACAGGATTCATTGTCAACATGACTTCAAAATTCAAGAACACAGTCAACTTCATGGATAGTGTTTTTTACAAGGGTAAACCTATTCAGGCGTATCAATTGACACAAGATGACGGAAAATCTAAAAAATACAATGGTGACTTGAACAACTTGAAAACGGCTGGCAGTTATCACGCTTTTGGGGTGCAACACAATCCAACGGGTACGAATAACTATGGTTATGTAACTGTTATCACTCATAGTTCAGATAGCGGATATTGTGTTCAATTTTATATCCCGTTCAATTCGAATCAATTTTACATGAGGCGATGCGATACGAATCGGTGGGGCGATTGGGAAAGAATCATCACAGAAAGTGAGGGCGTAAATTGGACTTCTGTTTCCCCTCAAAATGGTTGGGCACAGTATGCTGATTATGGATATTGTCAATTTTCAAGAAAAGGTGATACAGTATACTTGCGTGGTAGTTTAAAAGGCGGTCAAGAAACTTACAATACATTGATGTTCACACTTCCTGAAGGTTGTCGTCCTTCTCAAGGTATGTTTGTTTCAGGACTGAACAACAACAGTTATGGAAATGCGGTTATATATATCCAAACTGACGGGAAAGTTATGACACGTTCAGGAATCACAAGTGGGTGGATATCTTTTGACAATATATCGTTCAAAATCTAAGGGGGATAGTACATGGAACTTGATAAAATCAAAGAGAAAAAACTCAAGTTAGAATCTGAGATTGAAGAACTTGAATCGAAGGAGAAAGAACTTGAAAAGGAAAAGGGACTTCTTACGGCGGAAGTCAATTCAAAGAACGCCAGCATTTCAAAAATTCAGGAAACTAAAACGAATAAATATGAAGACCTGAAGAAATATGAAATTGCCTTGGGAGTTCTTGAATCATAGTGCATCATCAAGGAGATATTGAACTTGCTATGCTTTTTGAATATTTCAAAGCTATGACACACAGCATATACATTCAGATTCTATTCATTATCATCGTTCTTGACGTTATCACAGGAACGATGAAAGCCGTTAAATATAGAATCATAGACAGCAAGACAGGTTTGAACGGGTTAGTAAGACACATTCTAATCTTTTTCACGGCTTTCACCTTTGGGGCGTTTTGCCGTGCTTTAGGATATAGAAGCATCGGGGTTGCGGTGGTGACTTACTTTATTTTAAATTATGTAATCAGTTTGGTTGAAAATTGGGAGGCGCTT